GCATGAGTTTATATAAGAATATAAATGCTAGGAAGAAAGCTGGGACTAGTCGGCCAAAGAGTAAGAGTACAATAACAGCTAAAGCTTATTCTAATATGAAGGCTGGGTTTCCTAAGAAAAAGAAAGGTAAGTAATGATGGCTAAATATGCAAGAGATCCACGCAAGGTTGCTGCAATTAAAAAATCAAAGAAAAAAGATACTACTACGCAGTTAGCTAACTTACATTCTAAAAAAGATTTTGAGACTAACGTAGATTACAATAGTTACAAAAGACTTATAAGAGAAGGATTGTCTATTAAAGATGCTTTTGAAACAATAAAGCTTTTTAGAGAACATCAGATAAGGGTATTAGGGGGTAAAGAGGAATAAGTCATGAATACAGAATGCAAGAGATGTAATGGTGGAGGGTATATTGTTTATGTGCATGGACATTATCAGTGTACTTATTGTAAATGTGTGGTAGATGATTGTTGTCAAGGTGAAAAAGCTGAAAGGAAGAAAGATGCCTAATGTAAATGGAAAGAAGTTTCCTTATACCAAAGCTGGTATGATGGCGGCTAAGAAGGTTATGGACAAGAAGAAGGCTAAGAAACCAACTAAAGGTAAAAGCCTTATTAAGTAGTGGAGGTAACCGAGGTAACTAGGGTAACTCTGAGCCGACATATATGCTTAATATTAATTCGTTTCGGTCACCTTAGTTACCTCAGTTACCTCCACTGTAGGATCAGAAATGAAACTTAGTTTAGAAGATCGCAGAATACTCCGAAGGGTAGTGAAGTTAGCACATATGCAACACTACCCTAAAGAGTTTTGCACTGACTATGAAGCTGATAAGATGATTGATGTAATTGCTCCTCAAACTATTGAGAATTTAATTAGGGTTGGTAAGGAAACAAGGATTGACCACGTTTAGTTACAAGCCTGATGGTAGTGTTATTAAATCGTTTATGAAGGACTCTACATTTTTTAGAGGTGTGAGAGGTCCAGTTGGGTCTGGGAAGTCTGTTGCTTGTTGTGTAGAAGTATTCAGAAGGGCTTTAGAACAGCAGAAAAACAAGGATGGGATTAGAAGAAGTAGGTGGGCTATCATCCGAAACACTAATCCACAGTTGAGAACCACTACAATAAAGACTTGGCTTGATTGGTTTCCTGAAAATACTTGGGGAAGATTCCATTGGTCAGTGCCTTACACACATCATATTAAAATGGGTGACTTAGATATAGAGATTCTTTTCTTAGCCCTTGATCGTCCCGAAGATGTAAAGAAGTTGCTCTCATTAGAGTTGACTGGCATATGGGTGAATGAAGCAAGGGAAGTTCCAAAGAGTATTATTGATGCGTGTACCATGCGTGTAGGTAGATTCCCTTCTATGCGAGAGGGTGGGCCTAGCTGGTCTGGAGTTATTGCAGATACTAATGCTCCAGAAGAAGATCACTGGTGGCCTATTATGTCAGGGGAAGTTCCTATCCCAGATCATATACCTAGAGAACAAGCTAAGATGCTAGTTAAGCCTGATAACTGGAGTTTTTATGTACAACCTTCTGCTATGGTAGAAACTTTAGATGAGAAAGGGGATGTTAATACCTATGAAATGAACGACAAAGCAGAGAATAAATCTAATATTCTAGGTACATACTATCCTAATTTAATAAGAGGTAAGACTAAAAGCTGGATAGATGTGTATGTTATGAATAGGCTAGGGTCTATACAAGATGGCAAGCCAGTATATCCACAGTTTGTAAGTGAGACACATATTGCAGAAGAAGAAATACCTATAGCAATAGGTGTCCCATTGTATGTTGGTATAGATTTTGGGCTTACTCCAGCCGCAGTTTTTGGTCAAAAGGTTAGAGGTAGGTGGTTAATTCAAAGTGAGATAGTCGCTATTGATATGGGCATTGTTAGATTTGCAGAACTGTTAAGACAAGAGATAGCTACTAGGTTTACAGGCTTAGATGTAAATATATATGGAGATCCAGCAGGAGATTTTAGAGCGCAGACTGATGAGTCTACACCATTTCAAATATTAAGAGGTGCTGGGCTTAGAGCAACACCAGCCCCATCTAATAGTGTAGACCTTAGATTGGAATCTGTTTCTGCTCAACTAACTAAAATGGCAGAAGGCAAGTCTGCGTTTTTAATAGATAGGCGTTGCCCTTCTTTGATTAAAGGTTTTCAAGGTGGGTATTCATATAGGCGTATGCAAGTATCTGGAGAACGCTATGATGATAAGCCAGAAAAGAATATGTATTCTCATATTCATGATGCGTTGCAGTATTTAATGTTAGGTGCTGGGGAAGGTAGGCAATTAATTTCTGGACAAAAGCCCCTATCTTCGTTTAATGCTAAAAGAGACTTTGATGTATTTAAAAAACGACCAACACCTAAGAGGTTTAATTTTTGGTCTAGGCTATAGGAGATTGATATGTGTTATGGTGGCGGTGGTGGTGGATCTAGATCTGTAGATCCAGAATTAGAAGCACAACAAAAAGCTCAGAAAGAAAAAGAGCAAGCTGAAGCTACTATGCTTAAAAGGCAATCTTTAAACCAAGCTGTGACAAGAAGCACTCCTTTAGTTAATCAGCCATCATTGCCTTCTACTTCAAAAATACCTCAAAATTATTTTAATCAGCCTAAGTTAAATGCTGGAGTAGACGCGGCTTTAGAAAAAAGATCTGCCGATACTATTATTAGAAGGCGTAGGGGTTCAAGAGGTAGGCGTTCTTTGATTACTGGTTCTGGTGGGGGAATAGGATTTTACTCTAAGTATAGGACTTAATTATGCATGATGTAGCAAAAAATTATCTTGAAAGATACCAAAGAGCTAAGACAGTTCGTGAGCAATTCATCCCATTGTTTGAAGAATGCTATGAATATTCTATGCCTCAAAGAGAATCTTTCTATACTGAGTCTATTGGGCAAAGAAGAGATGAGAAAATATTTGATGAGACAGCAGTTGTTGGTGTGCAAGAGTTTGCATCAAGGCTTCAAGCTGGGTTAGTTCCTAACTTTGCTAGATGGGCTGACTTTGTTGCTGGTTCTGAAGTGCCTAAAGAGCAAAGAGATGCAGTAAATAACGACCTAGATGAAGTAACTGATTATGTATTTGAAGTGCTTCAGAACTCTAACTTTGGTCAAGAGGTGCATGAATCTTTTATGGACCTAGCTGTAGGTACAGGTGTTCTTCATGTAGCTGAAGGAGATGCTATACATCCTATTAATTTCTCTGCAATTCCTTTGCCTCATGTAGTTTTAGATACTGGGCCTGATGATAAGATAGACCATATATTTCGTGAGAGAAAACTAAGGTATTCAGATTTACCTTTGCTATATCCTAAAGGAATGTTTTCAGAAAAGCTTACACGCTTAATGCAACAAAGTCCTGATGTTAAAACAAATATACTAGAAGTAATTTGCAGAGACTACACTAAGTTAAATGAAGATGCTTTTCTTTCTTATGTAATTGAGATGACAGATAAGTCAGTAATTACTATGGATAGCTTTAAAGGTGTAGGGTCTAATCCTTTTATTTGCTTTCGTTGGTCTAAATGTGCAGGAGAAATCTATGGCAGAGGCCCATTAATGAATGCATTGAGTGCAATTAAAACTACTAACCTTACAGTACAACTTGTCCTTGAGAATGCACAGATGGCTATATCAGGAATATATCAATTAGATGATGATGGTATTGTAAATCCAGATACAATTAGCTTAGTCCCTGGGACTGTTATACCTAAAGCTCCCAATTCTGCTGGGTTGCAACCTATAAGAGCCGCAGGAAACTTTGATGTTAGTCAGTTTATTCTTAATGATATGCGTTTAAATATTAAAAGAGCTTTATATAATGAAATGTTAGGAGATCCAAACAAAACGCCAGCTACCGCAACTGAAATAGCAGAGCGTATGGCCGATCTTTCAAGGCAAATTGGTTCTGCATTTGGCAGATTACAGTCTGAATTAGTACAGCCTGTCCTTCAAAGAGTAATATATATACTAAGAAAGCAAGGAAGAATAGATATTCCTACTGTAAATGGTAGACAAGTTAAGGTAAGATCTGTATCTCCTTTAAGCCAAGGCCAAGCAAAAGCAGATATTAATAATACTGCCGCTTGGATGCAGTTAGTATTGCAAAGTTTTGGCCCAGAAGTTATGAATCTTTTAATTAGCGGAGAAGATGTTGCCGCACATTTAGCTAAAAAGTTTAATGTCCCAGATAGTTTAATTAGAGATGCTTCACAAAGACAAGAAATGATTCAGCTAATGCAACAAGCACAACAAATGCAACAGATGCAACAACAGCAACAACCACAAGGAGAAGAGCTTGTCCCCCAATAAATATATTGGAATTGATGGCATTGAAAGAAAAAGGGATGACGATGAAAGGATAAGTAAGAATATGCAATCTGTATTCTCAAGCCCTTCTGGAAAAGAAATCTTAAAATATTTACGCAGTATAACTATTGAGTCAGTCAATGGTCCTGTTGTTACAGATAATGAACTGCGTCATCATGAGGGGCAACGATATTTAGTTGGCCTGATAGAACGAAGAATCAACCATGCAATGAAAGTGAGATCAAATGTCTGAAGAACAAGCACAAGTATCTGAAGAAACTACAGAGCAACAAGATTTTGTTGTTGCAGAAGAAGGTATATCTAGGCCAGAATGGTTGCCAGAGAAGTTTAAAACAGAACAGGATTTATTAAAATCATATGAAAGCCTTGAATCAAAGCTGGGCCAAAAAGAGACAGATCTTAGAGAGACTTGGGAAAAAGAAATTCATGAAGCGGCTTTTGCTGACAGACCAGCATCGTCGGGTGATTATCAATTACCAGAAAATATTGATGAGACATTAGCCCCTGATAATGATCTTCTTAATTGGTGGTCAACTTTTGCTTGGGAAAATGGTTTAAGCCAAGATGAGTTTTCTCAAGGCATAGCACAGTTTGAAAAAACTACAGCTAACTCTGAGTCTGCAAGAGAAGATGAAATAGGCAAACTAGGTGACAATGCTCAAGAAAGATTGCAAGCCGCAGGACTATTTGCAAATCAGTTTTTCCCTCAAGATACATTGCCAGCAATAGAGCGTATGGCAGAAACAGCAGATGGTATAAAAGCTTTAGAACACATTATGGAGCAATTAAAAACATCTACATCTATTCAAACTGAGCCAGCAAATAGAATAGATCAAGCTTCTCTTGAAGCTATGATGAAAGATGAGCGTTGGTGGAATCCATCTAAAAGAGATCAAGCTTACATTCAACAAGTAAATGAAGGATTTAATAAATTATATAATGGAAGTTAAACGAATCAGAAGACTTTCTGTTGTAAAATCTAATCTATCTCATATAGAAACTCTTTGCACAAAGCTAAGAAAACAAGATGTAGAAGAGTTAGATATACTAGGGATAACTCCTCGCTATGCTTTAGCTTATCCATTTACACAAGAAGGATCTAATACATACTCTCTTATGTTTGATAAAAAAATAATTGGTATGTTTGGGACTGTGCCAGATAAAACTGTGGTTAATGCAAGAGTCTGGTTGTTAGTATCAGATGAATTTAAAAATCATAAACTTACTATTCACAAAGGCACTGAAGAAATGATTAATCTTTTACAATCAGACTATACTATTATATATAATATAATACCTCTGAAGAATCAGGCTACAATTAACTGGTTAATGAGAGCAGGGTTTTCTTTCTCAGAACCTTACAAATTAAAAGGTAAAAGATTTGTTGAATTTTTTCGTTGCAATTTTAGAGAAAGTATTATTTATAATGAAGAGTCACGGCCTGTAATGCACTGAGCGACCCTTATAAAAGGATAATTGCTTTGAGGTGATCTAACCAGATAACCGCTTAGACATTGTTGAAACTTTTATAAAGGAGTGTTGCTAATGGCAAACACTATATCTACAGCCTTTATAAAACAGTTTGAATCTGAAGTGCATATTGCCTATCAAAGAATGGGTTCTAAGCTTCGCAATACGGTTCGGACTGTTTCCAATGTTGCTGGGAGCGTAGTACGTTTCCAAAAGATTGGTACTGGCTCTGCTTCTACTAAATCCAGAAATGGTTTAGTAACTCCAATGGAACTAGCTCATACAACTGTTGAAGCTACAATGGCTGATTTCTATGCCGCTGAGTATATTGACAAGTTGGATGAACTCAAAACAAATATAGATGAACGTCAAGCTGTTGCCAAATCTGCGGCGGCGGCTCTAGGTCGTAAGACTGATGAGATTCTAATTACCGCAATGGACGCTGGTGCTAATAGCACACAGATCCATGACACCAGTAGTGCTTTGGAAAAAGCAGATTTACTTTCTCTCTTTGAGACAGTAGGTACTGCAAATATGCCAGAGGACGGTGGTCGTTATCTTGCAATGCACCCTAAAGGGTTCGCTGATTTGTTTGCTATAAATGAATTTGCAAGTTCTGACTATGTTGGTGAGCAGAATCTACCTTATGCTGGTGGAATGACAATGAAGCAATTCTTAGGCTTCAATATCTTTTCAACATCTGCGGTAACTGCTGGTAAAAATATGGCGTATCATACTTCTGCTGTAGGGTTAGGTGTTGGGGCTGATGTCACAACTGAGCTTAACTATGTAGCTGAACGTGTTTCGCATCTTGCAACCTCTATGATGTCGATGGGTGCTGTTGTTATTGATGACAATGGTATCTACGAAGTCTTAGACAACAACTAGTAAGGAGCAAAAAAAATGGCTTATACAGCTTCTTCACTTGTTCGTATTGGTGGTGGTTCTGGTCAGAACCTTTGGTATTATATTTCGGAAGATACCATAGCTGATGCAAACACAGCAGGATATTTTAATTCAGCTGCAAATATGTTGAATGTAAATGATCTTATTATTACAATAACATCTACTGGTGGTACGCCTGTGCTTACCCATGCATATGTTAATGCTAATAATGGTTCTACTGTTGACATCACTAATGGTGTAGTAATTACCAACACTGATGGCGATTAAAAAACTTGGGGAGGGGGCTTGCCTCCTCCCTATTCTTAAAATAAAAATGGTATATTATGACATTAGTCCCTACAAGTGCGAACACTTCTTTAGATATATCAAGCAGAGCTTTAATATTAATAGGTGCAGAACCTATTAGTTCTTTTGACGATGGGACAACAGAAGCCCAAGTTTGTGTTAATCTTTATGAAGATGTAGCAAGATCATCACTGACAAATACTAGATGGCGATTCTCTACAAATCAAGCAACATTAAACCAATTAACAGATGCACCAACAGGAAGATATGATCTTGCGTATCAACTTCCTAATGATACACTTATGCTCCATGCTGTAACTGTAAATGATAATTTATTAGAGTATCAAATTTATGGAGATAAAGTATATGCTGATAGTGCTTCTACAGACACAGTTATAGCTGATTATACTTATAGAGCTACAGAAGAAACATGGCCTTCTTATTTTACTTTAGCTGTTGAGTTTTCATTAGCAGTAATACTAGCAACGTCTATAGCTAGAGACTCAGCTTTAGCACAACTAATGACAGTAAGAGCAGATGGAGCAATGGCAAAAGCTAGAAGCCTTGACTCACAACAACAGACAACAAGAAAGCTTGAAACGTCTAGGTTCTTAACTGCAAGGCGAAGCTAATGCAAACAATTAGAATACCATTTACTAATTTTCAATATGGAGAAATTAGTCCATCTTTAATTGGTAGAACTGATATAGCTGTTTACACCAACTCTGCACAAAGAATTAAAAATTTTTATATAAGAGCAGAAGGGGGTGTAATCAAAAGATCAGGAATGAAACATAACTATGAGTTTACACAAACAGTAACACCAACAACATTTACAATAACTGTTTCTGATTATGCAAATATTGCAGTAGGCACTACAATAGTTCTTCATACTTCTGATGGCACTAAAATAAGTTTAGTTTCTGAAGCGGTGGGAAGCGGAAGCCCTACAGCAACAGCAAATAATATACATTACTTTAAACCAAATACATCTAATAATGTTACAGCAGATAATATATTTACTGCACTAAATGCAGTAGATGGCTTAACTGTAACTAATCCAAGTGCGGCTGTAGTAACAGTACAAAGAACTGATCCTAATGGCACATCAAATTTAAGTGTAAGTACAACTGACTCTACTAGATTAGCTGTTACTAATTTTACTGGTGGAGCAGATCAAGAGATAAGAATACTACCTTTTATATTTAGTGATGATGAGAGATATGTTATTGCTTTGTCTGCTGGGAAAGTAGAAGTATTTATCTTAGATTTTTTAGCTAATGGTACAGCGTCCTCTGGTGCAGTAACACATATACAATCATTAACTGCGGATGTAGATGGCACTTCTTTGTCTACAGCCTTTACTATAGCAAAGTTAAAAGAAATAACTTATGCTCAGTCTGGAGATGTGTTGTTTCTTTGCCACACTACATTTATGCCATATAAATTAGTGCGTTCTTCTTTACTTACGTTTGAGTTATCTCCTTACTCATTTGACCAAAGAGCAGATTCAAAACAAATTTATCAACCTTATTATTCTTTTCAAGGCCCATCAATAACTATGACTCCACAGGCATCAAGTGGGTCTGGCAAGACATTTATTATTAGACCTTCTGGAACTTTAGCAAATTGGGCGGCAAGTACATCATATGCTATTGGAGCATTAGTAACAGATACAAACGCTAAACAAGTATATAGATGTAATACTGCACATACTTCTAGTGGATCAGAACCTATATCAACTAATACTCATGTAGCTAATTGGACAGCATTTAATTATTACGATCTGACAGGAAGTGCAGATGGAAGTGGTAATTACACTAGCTCTAAACATATAAACACTACATTTAGATATAGAGGACAAGAAATAATAATTACTTCTGTGCAATCTGGCTCTCAAGCTACAGGAACAATAGCAGATACTTTATTTGTAAAGTTAGGTGTAAATGCATTTAGAACTATAAATGGAAGTACCTCAGTAGAAGTAACTATGCCTTTGCATAATTTAAGTGTTAGTGATGCTATAACAATAGCTGAAGCAGATGCAGTAGGTAATATTTCTACTGGCAATTTAAATGGTAGTAGAACAGTAGCAACTATTGTTGACGATAATAGATTTACATTTGCCGCTGGTGGATCTGCAAATGCTTCTGTAGATGGAGGTGGTGCGCCTAAGATAACTTGCAATGCAGAATCAGCAGATTTTGAAGAACAGTCTTATTCTGATGTAAGAGGTTTCCCTGCGGCAGTTTGTTTCCATGAAGGTAGGTTGTGGTTTGGAGGAACTTTATCTCAACCAGATGGATTATGGAGTTCTCAATCAGGAGAGTTTTTTAACTTTAATGCTGGCACAGCTTTAGATAATCAATCCATACAATTAACCTCAAGTGTTGGGCAGTTAGACAGTATAAAACATCTAGTGTCTAATAGAGACTTGCAAGTGTTTACTGAGAGTTCTGAGTTTATTGTCCCTTCTTTTGAGAACACACCTATCACACCTACAAACGCAATGATAAGAAGGCAAACACCTTATGGAGCTAGTAGTGTAAGGCCATATGTTTTTGATGGAGCAACAATCTATGTGCAAAGATCTGGTACTGTAGTAAGAGAGTTTATCTTTTCAGATCAAGAAGCGGCTTATATAGCAAATGCTGTATCTTCTATTTCTTCGCATCTTATAACTTCACCAGTACAAATGACTACACTGCAAGCGGCAATAGAACGTCCTGAGTCTTATATATTCTTATTAAATTCTGATGGCACTATGGCTGTGTTTAATTCTAATAGAGCAGAGAAGAGAGCTGGGTGGACACAGTTTGCTCCAACTAACAAAGGTCAATTCCATTCTGTTTGCACAGTAGACGAGCGTGTGTTTGTTGTAGGTAAATTTAATAAAGGAAGTGCCACTCAGAAATATGTGTTAATGGAATTAGATAATGATTTAAACCTAGATATGGCAAAAACATATAGTGGTACTGCTGGTGTGTTTACTGTAGGTAGTGAGTTTGCAACTGGTGCTGAGTTAGATGTAGTAAGTGGTAGCGATTACCTTGGTAAGTTTACTGTTGCAAGTAATGAAATAGATGTTTCTGCTGTAGATAGTTCTTTAACATCTGCTGAGATAGGTTTTGGATTTGACATTAATTTAAAAACAAATCCATTAGATATTGTAACATCTAATGGACCTACTACTGGTATGCTTAGAGGGTTAGGCAGAGTTATTCTTGACTTAAATAATACTTTGTCTGTATCAATTAATTCAAAGAAACTAGAAATTAGAAACGTAACAGATGATTTCTCTATACCTAGAATAGCTATAACAGGCAAAAAAGAATTTAGATTGCTAGGTTATAGTAGAGATCCACAAATTGAAATAACTCAATCTGCTCCTTTGTCGGCTCAGATTAATAGCATTATAGCGGAGGTTCAAATTTAATGCCACAATTTGCAATATTAGGATTAATAGCTGGAGCATTTAGTGCTGTTGGGGCTGTGCAAGCTGGTCAAGAAAGAAAACGTCAAGCTAATCAAGCCGCTTATGATACTAAAATAGAAAGAGAGCAAGCTAGTATTCAAGCGTTACAAGAGCATAACAATAGATTAAGAGACTATAATGAAATTGAATCTATATCTCTTAGTTGGCTTTCTTATGCAGGGAGAATTGAAGATCAATCTTTTAAGGCGGCAACAAAAAGATCTAAAAAAGCATTGCTTAGAGATACAAGTAATATTTCTTCTGCTTCTTTAATTCGTGATTATAGATTTAAAGCAAAAGAATCAGAGTATAAAAGATCAGGTCGTTATGCAGAGCTTGCTGGTTATACAACAGGATTTAGTACATTACTTAATTCTGCTTATGCTTATACAAAAACAAGATGAGAGCTAGTTAATGGCAATTAAAGTATATAAAAACAAAGTTGGTGTTCCTAATATTGGTATTAATGTTGCTGGAGCAAATACAGTTGCTTCATCTTTAGATAGAATTTCAAATGAATTTGCGTCAGGGTCTCAACAATTTTTTCAAGAAGCTGGAGAAAAAGCACTTAAAAAAGGTAAAGAATTAGGGATGAGTGCAAAGCTAGAAAATATTCTAGCTATTGATCCAGATACAGGAAATCCAGTAGCTTACAATTTGCCAGAAAATTTTGGATCAATAACTATTGATGCATTTAGGCAAACAGTAGATCAAAGATTTTTTAGTGGCATTGAATCTGATTACAAAATAAAAGCTCAAGAATTAAGTCAAAAATATCCTTTAAATTTAAAAGCATTTCAAAATGCATTTCTATCTTACACTAGTGAAGTTACAAAAAACGCTACTGGAAAGTTTAAAGAGTTTGCATCTAATCAAGGGCAAAATCAATTAAAAGCATACTCTTTAGCTATTAGTCAAAATATTTATAATAATAATGTTAACCAAACAAAAATTTCTGCTAGTTTAAATAATATTGAATTTATACGAACTATGCACAATATGGGGTTAATTGGAGGAAATGAAAAAGTTGTTTTTGACACTGTAGGCGCTCAAGCAAAAAGTTTACAATCTGCTGTAAACGCAAATATTATACCTAAAGATAGTGTTGATAATATACAAAGACAAGGAGCTTTTGCTTATGCAAGAGGATTTCTTTTAAAGGTATTAGATAGTGAAGAAATATCAAATGATCCAGTAAAAGGTGAAGCTCTTATAAACGCTATTAAGCTTAAACAAACAAATGTAGAACTAGGAGAAGAAGGTAATAGGTTACTTAATTTAGTAATAAAATTAGATCTTAATGAAGAAGAAACAAAAAAATTACAACAAATTTATACAAGCGATGTATCAACAAGAAATGAAACTAGAGAGGCACAAGAAAAAGAAGAGCAACAAAAACAAGAAAAATTACAAAGCGAAAAAACAAAAAGTTTACAAGTTAATCAGTTTGAATTTGTATTAGAACAAGAAGAATTAATAGATGAACTACAAAATAATACATCTTCTTTGTCTGAAATGTCTAATAATTTAGACAAATTAGAAAATGTAACAAATCAAATTGAACAACGTTATAAAGACAGTTTAAATGATGGTTCTAAAAGTTTTTCAAAACCAGATTACAATAAACTTATTAGTTCTATAACTACAGCAACAAAAAATTTACAAATATCATATACTAATAGATATACGGAAAATTTAATAAATCAATTTTTTGCTAGTTCTGTTGTTTCAGAATTAATGAATATTAAAGAAATTGATCTTTATGAAACAGGTTTATCAGGCCTTGGATCTGAAGAAAGAACAACAAAAGAAAATAAAGAAAAAATTAATTCATATATAAATAACTTAAAAACTATTATAAAAAGTATTTATAAAACAGAAAATTTTTTAAACAGTGAAGATTTTAAAAATTTTGCACCAGAATTTAATATAGACAACCCTCCTCCTAATTTTAATGTTTCTAAATTAAACATTCCATCAGAAAATGCTTTAATTAGTGTAGATAATAAAATAAAAGAAATTGAAAGAAATTATAAAAATTATTATGATAAAGTAAAAAAAGTAAATAAAATACAAACAGCAAAACGTAAGGTTAATGCTCAAAATAATTGGCAAAGAATATATGACGTAAGACTTAATGAATTTACAGAAGCACTTTCTGAATCAGGAAATAGTGGATCTGAAACTCTTGTTGATAAAGCCCGCAAAAACCTTGAAATTCACATTGGAATTGGTTTAGGGGAAAATTCAATAAGTGATCCTTTAATAGAAGGATCAGAAGCATTAGAAGCAAGAAGTGAAATATTAGTTTTAGAAGCTAAATTTAGAGTTGCTAATGATATGTTTGAACTTGTTGATAATCTTACTGTAGATCAAATGAATTCTTTAAAAAGTTATATTACTGATCCAACTTTACCAAACAAAGATGTAAGTGAAGATTTTAAAAATTATTATAAAGAATCTTTAAGTAAATTTAAACTAGATGAAAAAGAAGCTAAAGATGTATATACTGGTATATTTACTGAATTAGTAAAACGAGCAACTGTTATAGAAAATGAAACAAAAAAAGAAATAATAAAATCTGATGCTTTAAATGGTAAGGTTTTTGATAGGGAAACAATAACTGAATTGTTTCCTAGTTTAGGAAAAAATTATTATTTGTCAAATAAATTTGAAAATGATCAAGCTACAACATTGAGGTTACTTGAACAAGGAAATTTTTCAGAAGGGTTTCTTGAAGTTTTTAAAGAAATTGCCTCAGGCAAAGCTGACATTAATGTTTATGATAAAGATAAAGGTATTTTTAAATTTATACTTGGTTTAAAAAATTATACTGTTGATGGAGTTGCTATAGATATTTTCCCAGAATCTTTAAAAGAAGATAAAGATATTGCAAGATTTTTATCTATACTTGATTTTGCTGGAGAAATTGATTTTGGTATAAATTTAAAAAATGTTCTTAATAATGTTAATGAAAATATGGAAAATGGTAAAGCTAATTTAGCTAATGTTGTATTGGGAGGATCTGTTTCTAATATACAACAAGACAATAATGTTAGTAAAGGATTGAATAAAATAATAGCTGAATCTCTTGGTAAAAAATCTAATCAATTTAACCCAACATTTAATTCTGTATTTTTTAAAGAAATAAATAATGACATAAACATAGGTTTTGCTTTAGGAGCTTTGGAAACTGAAGATGATATAATTAATTTTGTAAAAGAAAAATATATTAAACAAAATCCTGAAAGCAATTTAATATTTGAAAACCCTAATAGTCTAAGCCAAACAAATTTTACTTCTCATTCTTTAGCTAAATATTCTAAAGAAATTAAATTAGAAATTCAAAATGATATACATAATAAAGTTAGAGAATATCTTAGTTTACCCATAGGCTCAAATATTAATATTAAAGTAGGAGATAAAATTTTTGATTCTTCTTTAGAAGCATCAGATTCAAATGTTTTTATTGCGTCTTTTGTAGGAGGAATACCTTTTACATCATATAATAAATCTTCTGATAATCCTGTTTACGAAGTAAGGTTACAACCAGTAAGTAATGAAATATCTTATTTAGATACAGGAGAAATAGATGTAGGAGGATCTGTTCCTTTAAATTTTCAAAAAACAGTAGGTTCTCCTGATATGCAAATATATATTAGAGGTCCAAATGATGATTCATTTTTTCCTTTAGGAAGCACAAAAGATGAATATGATTTAGACCCTTTAACAGAACATCATTATAAAAGTATTGCAGAAAATACATTTGTTAAAGAAGGCAATAATTTAAGCACTGTTTATTCTGCAACTTTTGAAATGTCTTTAGGAGAAACGCCTGTTTATGTAATGCTTCCTACTGTATATGATGGTAAAATAATGCCAACTGACACTCCAGAAGATATAGAAAAATTATTTAAACGAATAGAAAAAGATAAATCTATATATAGCTTTCCAATTTATGTAAGTGAAAGAGCCGCACTATTAGCGTATAGAAAAATTAAAGAAACATGGAAAGATATAGGATCTAATTCAGATAAAGCTAATGAAATATTAACTGATTCTTATATGGGGAAAATTAATGGTGTAACAATAAACTTATCTGAATTAGCACAACCACATCAAGAAGAAAAAGCAATAAACGATTTTGAAAAAGCTAAAGAACAATCACTAAGAAAAATAGAAAGAGAAGGTGATTCAATAAGTAAAGCTAAAAGAAATTGGTTTATTAATTTTTATAGTGGAAATAATTTTAGAGGACCGCCTCCTACAAATGCTTTTCCATCTGACTCTCCTCTTATTTCACTTGATGGAAATAATTAATGGATAATAATTCAACTATTAAAATTTTTAATAGACCATCTATACCAATAAAGCCAGACGCAATAGATTTATCTGAAAAATCTAAATCATCTGTTTCAGAAGTTTGGAGATCTAATATAGGAATTTATTATGGGTCTACTGCTACAGAAGCAAAAACTTCTATGAGGTTAGGTTTTGATCCAAATGAAAATCCAAATGATGCTTGGAGTGCTTCAAATTCTGATAATCCAAAAGTTATAGAAATTTTAAATAATCCAAATTTAATACATTTAAAACCTAGTTTAGTTCAAAGTAGAGATGAACAACATTTTTTTGAAATTGTAGGTGGTGCAGAACAAAGAATTAAACAACGTTCAACTGTTGAAAATAGCTCTGTAGGTACTTGGCTCTTAGCTGTTGCTTTAGATCCTATAAATATTGCAACTGTTTTTGTTCCTATTTTAAAAAGTAAATCTATTTACGGAGCTATAGTTAGATCTGCTTCAACAACAGGAGCTACTATTGCCCCATTAGAAACAGCTAGAACAATAAATGATCCTCTTGTTGAACCTACAGAGGCAGTTGTTACTACTGGTTCAGCTATGTTGTTTAGTAGTGTTTTTGCTGGACTTGGCAAAGGAATTAGTAATGGTGTTAAAGCAAAAATGGCAAAATCTATTATAGAAGATATGAAACATATGTCTTCTCATGCTAATGAATTTGCAGACGCTCCTGTTTGGAGGACAATAGAAGGAGAAATTCGTGGGAGAATAGGTGCAAAAACAATAACTGATTCAACAGGAGAAAAAGTAACACAATATTCTGTTGTAAGAGGTGGCAAAAGAGTAGATATAGATTTTGAAAGTATTCCTATTATAAAAAATCCTAATTCAATAGATACATCTGGAGGTGGGGCTTTTATTAATAGTTGGTTATTTAAAGGAATAACAACTCCAGAAAAAAGAACATTACTAAATGAAAAAATAAACGACAATGTAAAAGAAATGTTTAATAATTTAGGTAGTTCTCATGCTTTTAAATTAAATAAAAATAATTTAGGAATTGCTAGTGATTTTTCTGTAAACATTAAAGCAAATACAGATCATGGTTTATGGGTAAAAGTTCATGATGATTTAATAGGTTTATATTCAAAAGATATGCCATCAAAAAAATTTGTTAGTGTTTTAGATTATAATGTTAGCGGTAGAAAGCCACTTGATGCTTGGATGACTAATATAAATAGAAGATTAGTTCAAAAAGATTTTAATGGAGCAACAGATTTAGAGTTAGAAGGAATAAGAATACTAGAAAAATTTTGGAAAGATTGGGAAGAAAGATTAATTTCTGTAAATATGATTGGCACTACAAAAGGTATGAAACTTGAAATACAAAGATTAACAAATCATATTGCAGATTTAAAAAAAAGAGGCCCAACTAAAGGAGATATAAATTTTAACAAAAAGAAAATAAAAGAATATGAAACAGAAATAAAAAACCTTCAAGATGATATAGACAACAATATTGGTGTTAGTTCTATGCCTTCTAATGAAACATCTTTCTTTGCTCGTTACTATAATCATGATGAAATAAGAGCAAGAAGAGAAGAGTTTACACAAATTATTGCTAAATATTATTCTGATAATCCTTTTATTTATGAAAGAGGAAAAAAAGTTTTACTACCATATGATGATGCAAGTGTTAATAAAAGAGCGCAAGATACAGTAGCTAAAATATTAAATGAAACAGAAGGTAATTTTGATGTTTCTTATAGCGGTACATCTTCTAAGCATACTAGACATAGAAATTTAGATATTCCAAATAAACTTGTTTGGGATTTTATTGAACAAAATCCTATTAATGTTATGAAATCTTATACAGCTAGAGTTGCACCTGAGTATCATTTTAAAAATACATTTAAAGGGCGTTCTATTGATGAAGTATTAGACATTGTTTACAATGATGTTGTTAAATCTGCTGGTAAAAAAACAGCTCAAGCTACAGTAAGAGATTTTACACACATGTATGAACGTGTTGTAACTTCAGTAACACATGATCCTACGAAATTAAATCAAAAAATAAGAGCTGTGTTAAATGATTTAACTGGTTTAACTTATTTAGGTTCTGCTGGGTTTGCTACTTTAACAGATTATGCGGCAATAGTAATGCAAAGAGAAACAGGTGCTTTTTTTAAAGCTGGATTTTCTATATTAGATGGTCAAAAATTATCATTAAATGCTTTAGAGGGAAGATACGCTGGGCAAGCAATAGATATTTTACAACAATTAGAATCTATGAGATTAATAGATGATATGTCTAGTCGTGGAATTGATAGAGGAATGTATAACAAAGTATCTGGTAAAGTTAAAAAAGGTTTTTATGCTTTAAATCTTTTAGGTCCAGCAACAGCATTAGCTAAAAGATTAGAGTCTATATTAAGAGCGCATCAAATTGTAGAAGATGCAATTCTTATTCATAGTGGAAAAGCAACAAAAAAAACAAAAGCTATGATGGCTAAAATGGGACTAGGACAAAATGAAATAACTGAAATTGCTACTAAAGCTCCTTGGGAAAGAAATGCAGATAAAGGTTTATATTTAGCTAACAGTGGTAAATGGGTAGAGGCTGGTGTTTCATTGCAAACAGTAGATAAATTTAAAAACTCTATGCACGCTGGCATTTTCAATACAGTTATTATGGCTTCTCCTTCTGATAAACCTATTGCAATGGATGGAGTAATGTATGTCCCTTGGAAAATAGCTAAATTTGTACCTGGGTTTAAAGAGGATAAAAGAGTTAGAGGTTATTCAAGAATAGAAAATGGTTTAATGTCTTTGCCTTTTGCTTTTATGTCATATTCTTTTGGGGCGGCAAATAAAATAACTGCATCTTTAGCTCAAGATACTCTTAAAAGTAAAGCTATAGGCATTACAGCCGCAATGGGTTTAGCTTATATGGGGTTACAATTTAGATATAGAAATAGACCTTGGGTTTTAGAAAACATGTCTAACCAAGATAAATTTATGAGAGTGTTTGACTATTCTGGTTTAGCTTCTATGTATTCAGATTTATTTTATAGAGGATTATCTACTTCTGTTAATCTTGGATACGAAAATCGTACTGGGATTAAACCAAAGTTTATATCAAGAGATGAAGAAGAAAGACCTTTTGATGCGGCTTTAGAAGTATTAGGCGCTCCAGCTTCTTTAGTAACTGAATATGGTAGAGGCATGAATGATTTTATAAATGGACGTAATTCTGAAGGTACTGAAAGATTTGCAAGAAATTTACCTTTTATGAAAATTTGGTTTTTAGAAAATGAAATGAGAGAACTAAATAAAGTAATAGGAAGATGGTAAGTTTTAATTGATAAAAAAACAAGAAAGGGTATAGTGCCGCTATGACCATAGATTTAACAGACCAATCCCCAAGAGTATCTTATAGTGTTAGTGAAGGAGCTACCACTACTAGCTTCTCTGTACCTTTTGAGTTCTTTGATTCTGCTGATTTAAAGGTTGTTCTTGATGGGACAACAAAATCTATATCAACTCATTACACAGTAAGTGGTGGAAGTGGGTCTACTGGTGCGGTAGCAATGTCTGTTACCGGTGCATCTGGTGGCAGTACAGTTATTATCTATAGAGAGATAGCTTTTAAACGTACTACTGATTTCCCTACTTCTGGTGCGTTTCCTATAGCAACATTAAACACAGAGTTAGATAGAAACACTGCATTGTTTGATGACCAACAAGATAAAATAAATAGATCAATTAGACTGCTTGATACTGATGATGCGGCAACTATGACTGTACCAGCCAAAGCAAGTAGGCTAGGGAAAATACTTGGGTTTCATTCTACAACAGGAGCAGTAGAAGCAGTTGGGAATAGTGCAACAGTCACTACAATTTTTAATGCTATAGGTGATAATGCTTTAACTCTCACTGGTGCAATTACTGGTGGATCATTAGTCGCTGACAATATTACTATTGATGGTAATACAATTAGTACAACAAATACTAATGGGAATTTAATTGTTACTCCAAATGGAGATGGGCTTGTTCATTTTGATGGGCCTTTAGAAGTTGAAGGCAATGATCTTTCAACAGCAAATACTGTTACTATTTCACCTTCAGCTGGGGGTGGTGATGATATTTATGCTGTAGGGACTAATCCTTTCTTTTCTTTTTATGATACGGATACTGGTTCTTTGCCACGTTCAGGATCTGGAACTGTAGCTTTTCATGGGAAAAATGCTAGTGGCAGTTATATAAATTTTGGTAAAGTCTCAGGTTATCAAACAGACAATACTGACAGTAGTGTTGATGGTGGATTAGAACTTAGAGGTATGGCTAATAATTCTGAAGTTGTTGCAGTTAGAATTGTTGGAACTGATGTTACTTTTCTTGGTAAATTAATTATGCCAGATGTTACAGCAGGTAAAATTTTAGTTGGTGATGGCACAAGTTACGAAGAAGTAGCTGTTTCTGGTGATGTTACAATGGCATCAAGTGGTGCAGTTACTATAGCAAGCGGTTCTGTAGAAAATTCTATGTTAGCTGGCTCTATTGCAGATAGTAAGTTAAATACAATAACTACAGCTGATAAAGTTTCTGGGGCTTCAATTCAAGTTGATGGCGCAACAGATGGGACAGGAATTACTGTTGCCGATGCAGACAAATTTTTAATTGATGATGGTGGAACAACAAAATATATTACTGCAAGCCAACTAAATTCTTATGTTTCAGTAGACGCAACTACTGCCGCAGTAGCTACAGCGGTTACAACTACAGCAAATAACTCAGCAAATGAAACTGTATATTTAACTTTTGTAGATGGAGCAACAGGAAGTCAAGGGATTGAAACAGATACAGGGTTACATTATAACCCTTCAAATGGAACAGTAACAGCATCTAATTTTACTGGTGGTTTAACTGGTAATGCAAGTACATCAACAACAGCAGTAACTTTAGCAACTGCTAGAAATATTGGTGGTGTATCATTTAATGGTAGTGCAAATATAGATTTGCCAGGGGTTAACACAGCAGGGAATCAAAACACTAGTGGGACTGCCGCAGTTGCTACTACAGTTACAATTACTGACAATGAAAGCACTAATGAAAATAATGCTCTTATATTTACAGCAGGTGGTGATGTTGATGGTGGTAACATTGGGCTAGAGTCTGATGGAACATTAACATACAATCCATCTACAGGTAAAGTTACAGCTACAGGTTTCGTTGGGACACTTACTGGTGATGTTACTGGGAATGTTAATGGTAATTTAACAGGTACATTACAAACTGCGGCTCAAGGAAATGTAACTTCTCTAGGCACTTTAAGTGCATTAAATGTTTCTGGTGATTTAGACGTTGATGGTACAACTAACTTAGACGTGGTAGACATTGATGGAAAAATTACACAGGCTTACGCAGGTGGTGGTNATTTTATAGCTGTTTTCCAAAACACTACAAGTGCAACTCCTTACGGAATCCACATTAAAGATGCGGCAAGTGGTGCAAATGGCTACCCTTTA